GTTCCTGCCTATGCCCAAGGGGGCGGTCACCAACATCAACCTCAACCAGCAGAACAACACCGCTCAGCTTTCATCGAAGGACGATGAAGACGATGGGCCGGAAGACCTGCAAACGATGGACTCCTTCCTTATGGATATGCAGGACGTTCTCCGTCCCGAACTTCCAGCGCCGCGTGAAGAGGCCGTTCCGGTCATCGTTCCCAATATCGAGTACATAGACGCCGATGTATAGCCCAAAAGTGGTGGAGCAAAAACTCGCGCGTTTCAAGAAGAAGTATTCGTGGGAACCCGTCGAGCACTCCCTCGTCGAAATCGACAAAGTAAACGCCCACATGAAGACCCTGTACGAAAAGGACTCCAAGGGCGACATCATCTTCGACGATTCAAAGCTCGACAAATACCTCACTCGGTGGATTCAGAACGAGCGTGCGATGTGCGCTATCTCGTTCGAGTATTACCTCACTCGCTATCACTACATCGCGGCTGAAAACCGCATCTTCCGCTTCCGCTTCAGGGGTGGTCAGAGAGTGCTATTCAACGTGATCCAAGAGTTAGAGGAAAAGGGCGTCTCAATCGAGATCATCCTGCTCAAAGCTCGTCAGGGTGGCTTCTCTACCTTTATCGAAGCCCTGATGACGCACCGCTCGCTCTTTGTTCCCGGCGTGAAGTCCAACATCGGTTCAGCGAACGATCAGAAGACCTACGTCATGATGGGCATGATGTACACCGCGCTCGAAAACCTCCCGTGGTGGCTGCCCCCACAGCAGACCAAAGATAAGCGCTCCGGCTCGGCCCTGCTGGAGTTCGCGCACGTCGGCTCCCAGATCGTCATTCAGTCGGGCTCGATACGCGGTGGTATCGGTCAGGGATCTACGCCTACAGCCATCCATCTCTCGGAGGTCTGTGACTACACTGATCCCCTTGTTCAGATCGAGGAAGGTCTATTCAAGGCCGTCCATTCCGGCCCTGAAATCCTGATGATTCTGGAGTCCACCGGGAACGGCAACACTGGCTGGTGGGCCGAGCAGTGGAGGGACAACAAAGCCTTCTATTTTGAAGGGAAATCGAGACTCTACCCGCTGTTTATCCCGTGGTTTATGACGCCGGAACTGTACCCAAAAAAGGAGTGGCTGGAAAAGTTCAAGATACCCGATGGGTGGACACCCAATCCAGCCACGATTGAGACCGTCGCCAAATGTGAAGCCTACGCCCACTCTGCGAGAGCTTTGATAAAGGTCATCGGGCCGGACTGGAAGATGCCTCGCGCCCAGCAGTGGTTTTGGGAGTTCAACTTCGAGGACGCAAAGCGCCGCAAGACTGAGAAATCATGGCTGCGTCACATGCCCTGCGACGACTACGACGCCCTGGTAGGCGAGAACGATTCCGTGTTCGAGACCGAGGCCATCGAGGACATCAAGAAGAACCGGGCGCGTACTGTAGACATCTACGGCGTCATTGGAGAGGGTATTGCCGAGCGTCACGACCCCCTCGCGGTCGAGGGCGTGATCGACCCGCACGGCACGCGCATCGTCACATCTTGGAAAACCCCGCACGACATCCGCCTGGAGTGGGTCTTCATGCCCTTATGTGGAGATTACGAATCCTCATCCTTTGACCCACTCAAGAAACTCATCATCTGGAGGCACCCGGAGAGGCGGGCGAAGTACTCCATTGCTGTCGATACCGGGTTTGGCGTGGGTGGAGATCGAAGCTCGGTGACGGTGAACAAATTTGGAGAGGATGTCGTGCCGGATGAGCAGGTTGCTCAGTTCGTAGCCGACGACATCTCGAACGTTGAGCTATACGCATGGGTGATGGCGATTGGCTCCTACTACGCGAAGTTCATGGAGGACGAGCAGCCCAAAATTATCATTGAGCAGCGCCGGAAATATGGCGATTCCTGCTATCACGCGCTCAAGCTGCACGGCTTCAGGAACCACCACCACTTCCGCGAGTACGACAAAAAGACCATGCGCCCGAGACCGTCAGAAAACGCTCGTGAGGGATGGTGGACGAACGAATGGTCGAGGCCATTGCTGCTGGGAACGTTCAAGTACGCGGTAGAGAACGGCTGGTACATCATCAACTCGAAGCTCTCAATCTCGGAGCTTGAGGGGTTGGAGCAGATCACTTCGGCCTCGGGAAAGATTCGTCAGGATCATCGTTCGGGGATGCACGACGACACCGTGTTTTCTGACGCGATGGCCTACTTCACGTTTCACGACTCGGACATCATGGCCGAACGCTCGAAAAAGAAGTATGCTTCTCTTCAAGACGACGGCTACGACATCGACTATTCACCTTGGGTTCAGACAGTAAGCAATCCTGGCGCAGAAGAGTTTTTCGCCCGGTTCTCGGAGTAGACATGAAAAAGGCTCAAATAGAGAACGGGACGGTCTATTGGCAGCACCCCTCGGGTGAGGTGATGCTGGCCCCCGACACGCGCATGAAGCCTTTCAAGGGGTGGCAGCGAGTGGAGTGCAAGACGACTGGTGAGGTGGAGCAATTTTCTCGCCGGATGGCTATTCAAGAGTTCCAGAAGTTCCGCTCTATGAGGGTTGAGGAACATCTCCGCTCGCGGGACAAGCGGGAGCAGTTGAAGGCAAACTGCCGTCTACGTCTTGCTCAAGGCTGCATCTCGACGGAAGACGAGCGTCTGACCCGGCAGACCTTGGCGAGCCTTGAGCGCAAGGATGAGGCGTTCTACAAGATGCTGGTGGACGAGCCTGATCTTACGAGGGCATCGCTCGTGATCGAGCGACAGGAAGAGGCAATCGGGCTCGCGCAGTTCTCTGGTAAGCGCAAAGGGCTGGCAGATACGGAACTCAATTCAATGGCGAAACTGGCGGAGCAAACAGCGTGAGCAATCGAGACGAAGATACCCGGCATTGGCAGCCGCCTGCGCGAGACGCTAAAGGCTCGGAGAAGATGGGTTGGGTAAACGATGTGGTCTCGGCGGGCGAGCAATTCAACGCCAGCCTGCTGAGTTCCCGAGACGTGGGAACGGCAATCAACCTTATTTCCGGCAAGTACAACGACACGCTCAATCAGTCGCGCTCGAACATCTCCATGAACCGCGAGAAGCGGGCCTTACGCGAGGTTGTAGCCAACATCGCAGACATCCGCGCGGTGGACGCCTATAGCTCCGACAACCCGGCGTACCAGTCTTTCATCGCCATGATGAACAAGGTCTGGAAGGCCGTTTACTTCGAGAGCAAATTCCCGACCGCGTTCAAAAAGAGCACGCAATGGCTGGTAGCCGGAGGCTTTGCGTTCGTCTCCCCGGTCTACCGGAACATCCGCCTTCAGGCCAAGAGTGCCCGCAGGATCGACTTCGACGTGTTCTCCTGCAACGACGCCCTTCCCTTCCAGGTGCCGGATGATAACAAGGTGCAGGGAGCATACGCGTGGAGTCGAATCAAGTTCATGCCGGAGTACGAAGCGCACGCTAAGTTCCCGAAGTTCCAAGGACAGCTTCGTCCGGTAGCCCGTCGCAGGTACAGCGGGAACGCTGCGAAGGATCGCATCACGCTCGCTGAGAGGTTCCGCGCCGGAGCCGGGGAGCCGCAGTATGCGAACTGGGCCGCGCAGATGGACGAGATCCGCTACACCACCGTCCGCGACCTTAGCCTAAATGACACGAAGAAGCCGATAGCAATGGGTAAGCCGGGGATGATGGAATCCTACGTAGTGCCCTACCTCGGCCAAGAGTTACCCACCGCCGAGTTCATCCAGCCGGGCATCCGCAAGACCCGCAAGGCGACCGAAGAGGATTGCTTCCTCTACCCCAACCTGCGTTGCTTTGTGACGCAGACCGGGATGCAGGAGCCACTGTATGACGGCCCGTTCTGGGACTGGCACGGGATGCACCCGCTGGCAAGGTTCTCCGCTGATGAGTGGCCGTGGGAGCCGGGATACTCTCTGGCGGCGGATATCATGTCCCTCGGAGACGCACGCAGGGCTCTGATGCGGGGTATGGATCAGACCTCCCGACAGCGTTTTGATCCGGCCATGATGTTCGACAAGACGGCGGGGATCAATCGCAAGACGATGGAGCAGTTCGATCCCTACGAGGAGCGGGCAAGGCTTGGCGTGGATGGCCCGGTAGATGACAAGGTGGTTCGGACGATGCTGCCGGAGCAGCTATTGAGCATCCCCGAGTTCGCCTTCACCTTCCAGAAGTTGATTTGCGACGATGAGGACTACATGCTCGGTCTCAACGCCCTCAACAATCTCGCCAAAGCCAAGCTCGCTTCCGCCGACGACGCAATCGAGAAGGCGCAGGAGGAAGCCGGGCCAATCGCTACCGACATCTCGCACGGGATGGAAGAACCGATGGGCGAGATCATGGAGATGGTCTTGAGCGACGTGTTGCAGTATTACCCGACCGGAAGAGTGATGCAGTACGTCGGGCCTGGCGGCGTATCTCGGGAGGTATTCGACTTCCAGCCCGAGTCGATGGTTCCCTCTCACGGGCCGGATGAAGACCCAGCCAAGGGATCGTCGATCTACACCCGCATGGACAGGGTGAAGACATTCTGCGCGAACATCCACGCTCAAGTGGCTCCCGGCTCGCTGCACGGAGAGGTGCAGACCAAGACTAAGCTCACTGTTCTGCAATGGCAGCGTGCAGGCGGCATGATCTCTTCTGAGACCGTCGCGAAGAATCTGGACATCCCGAACTGGGGCACA